CCGTCCCGACTTGAGTAGCCTACCATTCTGGCGCTGTGACACATGCGGAAACTTCGTAGGGTGTCATCACAATACCAAGAACCGCACAAAGCCGCTTGGCTGCATACCGACTGCAGAATTGAGAGAGGAAAGGAAGAAAATTCACGCGCTGATTGACCCTATTTGGCAAAGTGGAAAGATGGGTCGGCGCGCGTTGTACGAAGCAATTAGTCGTGATGTTGGCTGGAACTACCATACAGCCAAGACGCGGACGATGGAAGAAGTAAAGGCTGTATACCGTGCTGCCAGTAAATACATCTAACGAGGAAATAAGCGATGAGCAAACTGAACGATAAACTATTTATGACAAACGCTGAACTACAAACAGCTATTGACCACTTTATTTACTTTACTGGAACAAAGGCGGCAGATAAGGGGGCGTGGAGGTGGGAGAATCACTTGGAGCGCTTGCTGGAAATTCAGCGAGAACGTGCCGCCTTAATGCATTGTGCATCTAACAAAGAACTAAGCGATACAGAAAGGTTCAATAGCGCTATTGGTGAACTAATGTACCATAAATGTAATCCGTTTTTAACAACAGACTTGATGACCAAAACAGTTAAATCTGTTTTTAACAAAGAAGAACTAAGCGACGCTTACTGGAAGACGGCGAAGGAGAAATCAAATGATTGACGCAATTATAAGAACGCTGTTTGCTTTAGGTCTCACAATTATTGTTGTTTTCTTAGGTTTGACGACTATTTTCTTTGGTCATAAAGTAAATTCTATTTTAAGCGGGGAAGTGAATGAGTGTATTAGAACAAAGTAAGACATATAAGCCTTTTAAGTATCCGTGGGCTGTCATGGCTGCGGTAGAGCATGAGAAGATTCATTGGCACGAAGCGGAAGCTAGGCTGAATGAGGATGTTACACAATGGAAAACAGGGGGCATTACACCTGATGAGAAGAAGCATATAACTAGCATCTTACGCTTGTTCACACAAAGCGATGTGGCTGTAGGGTCTAATTACATTGACCATTTCTTGCCACGCTTTAAGAACAATGAAATAAGGGCTATGCTCACTTCTTTTGCCAATAGAGAGTTTGTTCACCAGAGGGCTTATGCCTTGTTGAATGACACTCTAGGCTTACCTGAAGAGGAATACTTTAGCTTCCTAGAATATGAGGAAATGGCTGATAAGATTGAGTTCATGAGCCAAGCAGACACCCATTCAATGAGTGGTCTAGCGCAAGCAGTGGCACGTTCAGCCTGTAACGAAGGCATGAGTTTGTTTAGCGCCTTTGTTATGCTGTTAAACTACCAGCGCTTCGGTAAGATGAAGGGAATGTGTGAAATTGTTGAGTGGTCGATAAGAGATGAGACAGCACACGTAGAAGGAATGGTGAAGCTGTTTAGAACCTTATGCGATGAACACCCACGCATTGTAAACGATGAGTTTAAGCGTAGCATTTATGAGACATTTAGGCAAGCTGTAGCATTGGAAGATAAGGTGATAGACCTTTGTTACAACGCTGTTGCTATTGAGGGCTTGACAAAAGAGGAAGTAAAGCAGTATATTAGATACTTAGCTGATAGGCGTTTGATACAGCTAGGCTTAAAGGGTAACTTCAAAGTGAAAGAAAACCCTATAGATTGGCTTGATTGGGTCGTAAACGGGGCTTCCTTTAAGAACTTCTTTGAAGGAGTAGTCACTGATTACAGCGTAGTGGGGATGACAGGAGAGTTGAAATGGCAATAAGTTTAGCGGAGTGTGAAAAAGATTATTGTTACTTAATAAAACGAAAAAACCCACACCTTCCAAATTATTTATTAGAAGTTGAAGTATATGCGGCATCTCCAGAAAAAAAAGCAGTTAGAGCTGTTATTTTTTCAGGGGACACTATAAAGAACATTTGTTGGTTACTAGTTGACGAGTACGAGGTAATAGACGTTATTGACTACAACCGAGAAATACGAGAAAGTGTAAAAAAGCAAGAACAAAGAAGCAAAAAACAAAAATTAGAAGCATTGTTTTTTGACTGGCGAGATTAAAAAGGAGAGTTGAAATGGAGTTAGATAGGGATACGACATACCTTATAGCACCAAAAGACACAACAAAAGAACTTCCTTACGGGTTAAAACAAATACCGGTTAAGTTAGTGGAGGTGCTTTCAACGGGGCAGCTAAAAGTTGAAGTGCAGTCGTTTATGTACAATATACGCTTAGAAGATTTTGCAGTGCTAGGTAAGTGCTATAAAGAAAAGGAGAGTTGAAATGGAAGTGAAGGTGCTAGAGGAATACGAAGATGGGAGTGCTTTAGTGACCATAGAAGCCACTGAAGCAGAGAAGATGGTGTTGATGCGTGAGGGGTTTATTTCGCTCATTAACCGTGCTGTAGAGCAAGAAGAAAAGGCTAAGAAGGTTCCGGTGTTGCAGCGTAAACGAGATACTTTAGAGGACTTTCAATCATGAGCATACTAGAGGTTACAGTATCGAAGAAAGTGTATGATGACACGGACACAGTAGAGTACATTGTTATTCATTTAGTTGAAGGGGTTGAGTTAGGCTGTAATTACAAGCGCTTTGACCAAGTACTAGAACACTTAGCAGAGCTAGATGAGCCTATATCCTTAAAAATAGATTTTAGTGTTTTTGGTAGGTAGCCAATGAAAACTATAGCTAGCGTTGTTCTTTCAAAAATGTTGGATTATGATGATGTATATGACAGTGAATCACCTATGTCTTTATATTATGTCATAACAGAATACACGGATACTGAAAAATACCAATATCGCTACACTAATTTTGATGATGTGTTGGAGCATTTAGATAGATACAAACCGACCCAATACTACTGGAAAGAATCGCCAGGTCAATATGCTTTTACAGGAAGTTGACAATGAAGGATAATGCAGTCTTATACGTTGAAAGGATTAAAGATGAGTTACAAAATCAAACGCAAGCAGGGAAGCCTTCCGAAGTATCTACAAGCAGTGTTCAAGAGCTACGAAGAAGCGCGGAATTCCCTTCGTCGTTACATGCGTCAAGCGATAAAGCGCTCAAAAGTGTTCTATACAAAGAACACTATCCGACAAATTGCAACAGCAAAGTCTTTGGGGCTTTCGATCCAGTGTGTTAGAAAGACTCCAGCATGAGTGTACATAAGTGGACTATTAAAGCCCCTACGTGGTATGTGCTTGACCAATTTCCTGTACGCGCTAAACAAGAGTTCGATAGCGAATGGTCTGTAAAGAAAGCAACGATCACCTGTTGTTTTTTAGACGATACTCACTCGCCGCTTCCTATGGCTCCACGTTATACAAATGACAGCGTAGTGTGTGGTGAGGTTTATGAGCTGTTGCGAAAAGCATACAATGAAGGTGTTGACAGTGTGTTTCTTGTGTTTGACCCTCCAGCGTACACCCCACTTGACAAGAAGGAAAATGTAGTGTAGAGTAGTAAGTGTTTCGGGCTAAAGTCCTCCTCTGGAGGCCGCCACTCACCGGAATTGTAAACCAGTGTGGCGTCTGAGGTACATTTAAGCCTAGAGTGGAAACACTTTAGGCTTTTTTCTTTTTAGCCTTCCTAGCAGTGCTTAGAGCAATTGCAACGGATTGTTTCTGTGAACGACCAGATTTAACTTCTTTCCTAATGTTTTCCGATACGGTTTTCTGGCTGTAGCCTTGTTTTAATGGCATGGTATGTTTCCTTTTTATTTATCTGGTCTTGATTGTGCAAGAAGTAAGTCTTTACTCTGACTACCAGAACTAGACCCGTAATAGAAGTTTAACACAGCGCCAAACCCTGCTGATAAGGCTCCTAGTAATATCATCAACGCCTGAGAATCAGCCACATTTAGTATTCCTCCCATTAAGCCCACAAGAATTGCAAAAAAACCTACCACTATTATAATTGCGAGCCATCCGGGAATTTTAGAACGCACCGCTACTTGCATATTACGCGCACTGCTTCTATCTCCAGCGTGAATTTCTTCTATTTTTATTTTGTTTTCTTCTAAGAATTTTAGAAAATCCGTTTCAGCCAGTTTCAAAGCACTAATCTGTTCGGGAGACAGTTTATTAGATGAAAGAACCTCAGATACTGCTTCTACTGTCTCATTAGTAATTCCTAACTTTTTAGCAATGAAAGCAGCAGCAGCCCCACCTAACGGTCCTCCTAGCGCAGTTCCAAGTACAGGTACAAGTGTTTTTAACCAGTCCATTTTAATAACTCCATATCCAAGGTCTTTGTATTTCTTCTGTAACGTCATCTAGGTGTAAAAACCTACCTGAACCTTTCTGTTGTACTCCAATGCCTGTCATGCCTTCTTCTAGGGCTATTTTAAGCAGTACCCACATAGGTTTTCCATAGCGTTTTCTTATGGCTAACAGCTTGTCCATAAACTCAGGCTTCATTTCGTTCTCGCCTGTGTGCTTACAGGTAAACTCCTCTTTCTTAAAATAAGGGGCATATTTAGACCAATCCATTATTGTCCTCCATACTTTTTAGTTAAATACTCTTTTACACGGCTTATGTAGTCTTGTGTCTCTTTTGCTGGCGGTTGCTTTCCACTACGAATAGCTTTACCAGCAGATGGTCCACCATTATAGTTAGCCACTGCCGCCATTGCATCACCTTTGTTTTCTTTAATAAGCTCTTTCAAATATCTTCCAGCAGCGTCGATAGATTGAAATGGGTCGTCAACGTCATGGTCAAAAGTGCCTTCTCTAAGTTTTCTTGTCGAATCTGTAAACTGCATTATTCCTCTAGCACCTGCTGGAGACACCTGACCGGGATTGGTGCGTTCCCCTGCATTCTTAACAGCAAGTACAATTCCTGTAGGTAACTGATAGCGCTTTTCTACCTCTTCAGTAACTTGTGATGTAGTTCCACCGGAAACAGGAGTAGCAGCACCAGCAGCAGGGGCGGGAGCGCTAGTACCCGCAGGTTTTCTTCCACCTTCCAGCGTTTCAGCAACAACTTGAGCCAAAGGAATGCCACGCTTGTACGCTGTGTCCACTTGCTGCATAAAGTCTTGACGTAGTTTAATGATGGATTCATCGTTTAATTGTGCCCTCACTCGTAATGCGTTGTCAACGTGCGTCAATGCTGCATTGATTTTCTTTTGTTGATTTTGAGACCTTTGTTTATTTACAATAGATTCATACGTTTCAACAGGTGGTTCCTTAGCACCGCCTGAGCCTCTTGTCGCTATTACTTTAGGCTGTACTGAAAACTTTAACTCACTTGTTCCAGTAGTGTCAACAAAAGACACTTTATCAGCTACATTATAAGTCTTTAAGTCACCTAGAAACTTCGACAATGCTTCGCCATGCCCCGCCATGCCATAGATGCTGGAAGTGGAAGCAGTCAGAACTTGCTGTTTAATGATTTCCTTATCAGCAGGGGAAGCACGTTGTATGACAGCCTGT